ATTCTGTCTGTTAAAAAGTCTATAGAATGGAACTTTTACTTTTTGAAATCTTTCTAATATTCTATATCTCTCTGTTCTCTGTATATCTCTACCTAAAACTTCATCAGGTGTAAAAGACTGAGTTGAGTTTTTCATTTGAGAACTAGGATAATCCTCTTCATTTGTTATAGCTTCAATGTCATCTATAGAATCTATTAACGTAGGATATATATTAAGAATCTGGTCTCTTGTAACTACGGTAGATAAAATCATTCCAGATGCGTCATCAAAGTAACGATGTCTTGACGCTGGGTCTACGTAAACTCTAAAGGGGTCTACATATGTGAATTTTATCTCGCCCCGTCCGTAATCAGCCTCAGGGTCAATGTAGGCATAAAAATATCCAAGACCTGTTGTAGCATAATCATGCACAGCTTGCTTGAACTGGGTATCTCCATCAGAGATATCCCATACGTACTCTAGTATAACACGCCATACTAGGGCGAGTCTATTATCAGAATCTTCTCGTCCTATGGCGCTATATTTAGGAGAACGAGAAGTTAATAGAGATTTTAATTTTTCTATGGCTGCATACACACGGTCTATTACAAAATCAGCTTGACCTACTGATTGTAAAATTTCAGACTCATCATTTGTGTAATGGTTGCCTAAAAAGAAGTCGACAGAGTCACGAGCTTCTGTATCCCAGTCAGCCCTACTGTCTCTCCATGTTCTCCATAACTGCTTATTAACTTCAGCTGGATTTTGCTCCTGCTGTTCTATTTCTTGTATACTAGAGATGTCTACACCTTTATAAAGTTAAAATAATTTCAAAGACTAATTTAATACAAGTTTTCCCGAAAGTCAACCCTTTTTTTAAAAAAAATTATAATTTTTGCCCTGTCATCCAAGATATTGCTCTTTTAACGGCTCTTTTCTTATCTTGCTTCTTTAATATGTCATCCATATCCTTAGCTTCAAACCTCCTACTTATAGGAGCTCTAGAGTGCACTAATGCATACCATATACCATCAAGAAGGTCATCGTTCTTTCCTTTTGGAAACTGGAACATTTCATCTACAAGATCTTGATGTTTTCTTTTTATATGCATCTTACCTCTGTTTACTATCGGAGCAACTAAGGATTCTAACCTATCTTCTTTTTTAATACCAGATGGTGGTCTAACTCCTTTAGCTAAACCCGGCATCATCTTTCTTTCACTACCAGATAATTGGTTAACTGCATCTTTAATTATACCTTGAGCTCCAACTAACTCCACGTTAGCTCTTTTAATAGGGCTATACTCCTTTGCATATTGCAGTATCTCATCAGGCATTTCATACAAAGGTATACGCTCACGAAAATAATCTATAATATAAACATTCTTATCGCTATCTACTCCAACTACCATGATTACTTGAAAGTCACTATTCTCATTTGCTTCGTATGCTAAGTCAACACCTATGTAAACATTTACAGGTATAGCATCTTCTTTATCAACTATGTAAGCAAAATTGCCATTAGAAACAAACTCACCATTATATGTAACGAGCCTATCTACTTTAAACTTAGCATTTGTTAAGTCACGAGCTTCGTTTAAATATTCTTGTGCAAACTTGTGAGTAAGCCCTACATCTTGGAATCTTCTTCTAATGTCATCTAACTTCTCAACAGAAAAATAAGATGGCCACAAAGCAACTCCGTTATCAATAGCTTTATGATATACAACCTCCCAAGCATACTTTCTTTTTACTTTCTGAGCTTCTGTATATCCATCGTAGATGCCTTGCAAGAAAGAATCAAAGTGTACAATAGTTCCTATAAGCCAAACAGAACCCTCGTTACCTGCAGAGTTTTCAAGAGCAGGTTCAACAGTTGACATTACCCACTCTTTAATTTCTCTTCTTCTATCTGGTGTCTTTGTGTTTAACTCTGATTCAAAGTCATCAAGTATAATATTTGTATATCGAAGTCCTAACTGAGAACGACCACGAAGTCTTTGACTTGTACCTTTTGCAATTATCCTATCACCCTTACTAGTTGTAAATTCTTTTTCAGTCCACTTACTTCCCTGCAAGTCACCAAAGTAATAATTTAATGCAGGATTTATTTCTATATGATTTTGTATATATTTGATATGGTCAATAGCCTGAGACTGTTCCTCAGCTACCCACGCAATAAATTCTTTTTTACCCTCTGGATTAAAATAAAGCTTATGCATCAATGCAGATTTAGCTAGTGTACTCTTACCATGACCACGAGGTAATATAATACATATTCTTTTATTTTCTTCTGATAATAATACGTTGCTTAATTCGTATTGATAGGGAGCGGGAGAAGATTTCATAAAGTCCTCTGGCATAAAAAGCTGACCAAAGGCTACAATATCTCTACTAGCTAACTCAAGAACTTTATCTTTTTGTTTTTGGTTCGAAGAGTTTATATTAAAATTTTCTACTGGTTTATCCAATCTTGCCTCGGTACTTCTTTAAAAACTGATTGGTGCTGCATTAATAAAGGCCCAGCAATATAAACCCAAGCTTTTGTATACAGAGTGTCTCCATCATATACATCTATTTTTTCTCTCGTATATAAACCAGTATCAATACTTTCATACTTATCATAAGACATAATATCAGCATTATCAACATCAATGACTTCAACTACTGCTCCCTTGCCTTCTTTATTTTTTATAATAGCAGGATAATTTTCATGTCCGGGATATACTAGCGATACATCTTTTAGTCTATATGTTGGTCTCTTGCCATTTCTAAGAGTTCCGTAAACTGCTAACTTTTCCATTTCTCTTTGCTCTCTTTCTGTACCAAAGGTACTTTAATATCTCATCTACTGCTTCAGAGCCACGCACTCCTGCAACAGTAATAACTTGTTCAACCTCACCTTGAACTTCGTTTATCTCTTCTAACTCTTCCCAAATTAAATCATTCCATAAATCAACATCTAAGGAATCTTCATTGCAAAGCATAATAGTTGGTATAAAAAACATAACGATACTACTTCTCAGTTTCACGAGTAGCCTCCGCCAATTGCTTTGTGTCTCCACCTCCTATAGCTTGCAACTGCTCATCAGAAAATCCTTGGAATACAGTTACAGATTCAGAACGTTTCTCTGTATCTCGCATACCAGCTATACCAACAAGTTCTTTAAGTAAGCTGACTTTATCACTATCTTTAGCATCAACACTTTCAATAATGTCTTTCATCTTATTTAAAATGTACAGAGGAGTTATCTCTGCTTCATTCATTATCTTATCTATTTCTTCTCTTATCAAAGACCGAACCCTTTCTGTGTTCATTAGTATTTTAGCCTGAGACTCAGCGTATTTTTTCTTATTAGTAGGATACGCTTTTATAAAAGCATCTACTATATCATCTCCCTTTGCAACATACTTAGCAAAAAGAAACTCTCTTTTAGTAGCTTTCTTTCTATTCTTTCGTATTTCGTATGGTAACTTATCCTTAGCCCCGAAAGTGTAAATATTTTTTCGAGGCTCTCCTTCCATCTTTATCGTATCTCTACAGACAAAAGAACCTATCGGCGTCCTAATATAATAATTGTACACACCCTCGACTGTTCCGTTTCGTAGTTCGCCTCGGTGAAGGACAGGACAAACCTGCCCATCATCAGTCTTTACCCAGCACCCTTCTGTGCCTTCCCTCCAATTGTGAACTAATTCTTCATTAGGGTAATTTTCTGTGAACTCCTGTACCGATTCGAATATTTCGTAATCTTTCCCAGCAACAGTTCTTTTAATCATTGTCTTTAACTAAAAACCAAGAAAGATATTCCATATTTGCAAAAGTCCATCCGTAACACTCTAATAGTGTTGCACATAATATACCAACAAATAGCTTCTTATGCAACTGTTCTCTGTAAAAAAAACTACGCTGGAACCACGTTAGCATTAGTATATTGCTCTATTTTCTTATGCAGATCTTCTAATATCTCTACATCTGCAACATTATGGTCTAATACATACTTTAACGCTTCTTTGTTTCCATACCTAGCATTACGCCATACTCTTGGGTCTAGATTTGTTTTACCATCAATACCTAAGAACTGAGTAGCTGTCTTTAAACTACTTCTTGTTAATTGCATTTTAGACCTAACCAAGTAGTACAAATCCTTATGAGACATCTTCCTAAACTTAGGAAACTGTATATCATTGTCCATAGCCCTAGTCCTAGTAAAAGGAATGTCAAACCTAGTTCCGTAATATGTCATAACAACATCATACTTCTCAAGAGCTTTACATAAGCTACTTACTATTCTATGGTCATACTTACCATTAAAGACTTCTGACTTTTTAATGACATCGTATAAAACTTCATCTTTATCTCTCGTCTTTATCGCCCAAGACAGCATGATGTCGACGTTTGCTTTCAAGCCAGTAGTTTCAATATCAAGATAACCAATAGTCTTTTCATGACCAGTCTTGTACCTACTTGGTTTGCGTAGGCCTAATGTTTCAATCTTTCTAGTAACTGCTTTATATGTCCTAGAATATCCTTCTAGCAAAAGCTTATGATATAACTGATATGCGCTAATAGATGTATTCTGATACTCTTCTAATATCGATACCTCAGCTTCAGTCCATGTATTTCCTTTAGGCATTGTGTAAACCCTTTCTCATTTTGTTAAATAAGTTTATAGTATATAGAATTATATTAAGTAATACTGCTTCTAACATGTAATAAATAGTTCTCACTACTTACCCCACTTTCCTTTAGATACTATCTGAGACATTATGCCATAAACAGACACATCCATGAAAGAATCCGTAATTGGCTCATTTTGCGCTTTTTCATCATTCTTCACTACCAAGTTCAATAGTCTATTGATTTTGTCGTTCATGCGTACAATAAGGCCCGTTAAAGACAATCTGATGTTATCTGGTGTGTCTAACATAGTACCCATAGCTATATTACCTGTTCCATAGTCATTTTGCTTAATACAAAACAATTCATACTGTTCACGTTGTATTGCTTTGAACTCTTTAGTCATCTCAGGCCATTCTTTTTCTATTTTCTTTGTAACAATAGCTACGTTTGGTTTAACCTCTGTTACATTATTTAGATTAAATTTAGCCATTACTTTACCTTCTTCCAAAGATAATCAGCAACACCTAGCTGCAGAAGACCATTAGATAGTGCATCGATAGCACCCTCATCATGGTTTGCACCTGCATTGGTATAGATAACATGGATAATCTCATGCATAAAGGTTTCTACCTTTCTTGAATGAGTCATGTTCTCATCAATGAATATACGGTTTGCTTTTACATCATGCATACCTAGTAGGTCTTTTCCTTCTCTAACGCCATCAAGATTAGTCTCAACTACGTTATAATCATGTCCACCTACTCTAATTTGTTTTTTAACTGTTTTACTCATTTTCACTCTCCTCTGGATTCCAACCCCAGAAACGCTCTGAGTACGTACTAGCAGGAGCTTTTACTGGAGATTGTTTTTGTTTTGCAAAGTTAATCATCTTTAATGCTATTTTAAACTCTTCTCTAAATTTCTTATCCATCGTTTATACTTTTTACTACAATATTCTCAAAATA